CTATCGGGGGCCTGCCGCCCCGGCGTTCCCCTGCTTTTCGTATGGCCGGAACTCGATCGCCGGCACGCCGAGCTTGTCGTTGATCGCTTTCAGCCGGTCTTGGATCGACACGATCTCATTCGGGAAAAAGACGTCCATCGCGCGGCCGACGTCGCCGAAGCCGCCGTTATTCTGCGGGATGATGCCCAGCACCTGTGGCGGCGTGCGGTGCGCGGCCAGCATGTCGTCGCGGGTCACGTTCTTGACGGTGAAAAATTCGTCCTTCGCCGCGACGTCGGCGATGGGGATGATCTGCACCCCCTCTTTCTTGCCCCCGGGCGTGTAGAGGAACAGGTTCTTGAAATTGCCCAGCCCCTTGGCCTGTTTCAACGCTTCGCGCAGCGCCTTCTCGGTTTCCTTGTCGACGATGGTGTCGGTGACATGCAAGATGAAGCCGGCATGCGCGCCATTGAGGTAATAACGGCGCCGGAACATCGTCGCATTTTCGTTCAGCAGGGCTGACTGCAGGGCCGCCAGCCACTCCGGAACGCCATAGATTTCCTGCAGTACGTCGGGCTGAAGGATCTGGTGCAGCTTGCCCTTGCCGAACTCGTGGACCTGACCCAGCGGACCCTTCACAAAGAACGCCGTCCCCGGCTCGACGCCGACGCGCGTATAGACCGCGGGGCTTTGCTTCAGCGCCATCACCCGCCCGCCAAGGTTGTCGATCTGCTCCAGATACGCGTTGCCCATATGGATGAAATCGAGCGCGAATTTCTCGAAGTTCGCCCGGTCCAGCCAGCGCGACGGGATGAAATGCGACACCAGCAGATTGACCTTCAGCGCGACCGCGCTGCGGTGGTGCGGCGACGCATTCATCGCCTTGGCCAAGCTGATCATCGGGAAAGGCGGTTCATACCACCGCCCGTTCTGCCACATCTCGAAATAGCTCCAGACGTCGCGGCCGTTGATCGCGGGCTCCGGGTCGCCAAAGCTGAAGGCCATCGGCTGCGGCGCCGCGCCCGCCTGGTCGGCAACAATCAATTCCGTGCTCATAAATGGCTCCTTTGGCCGATCAGTCGAAGAACATGGCAAAGCCCGCGCCGCCGGCGATCTCGCCACCGTCCATGGGCTCGATGAGAAGACAGTGAAGGATCGCCCAGGCGATATCGGCGTGGCCGATCTGCCCGTTGCGCTTCGCGGTATAGGTCACGTGCTTCTGCGACCCGGTCAGCGTGGGGCGGATCGCCATGAAGCTCGCGAAAACATCGGTCCAACCGGCGTCGATCTCGATCCGGCCTTTGCGAAAGACATTCTGGCCCTTCATGACCAGCTGCCCCTTGACCGCCAGATTGTAGTCGATCTTGCGCGCGGTCGGGAACCATTTGACCACCAGCTCCCAGACGGCCGCCCCATGCGCGCTGGTGTCGATCGCGATGTCGACGACATTGTATCGGTCGGCGGTCCGCTTGATCAGATCGGCCTGCCCCTGAAAATCGAGGCCGTTGGCGCGGATCTTCTCGAGCACGCGGAACTTGCCACCGGGCTTTTCGGGAAGCGCCAAGACGGCCAGCGCGGCGTCATCGCGCCCCTGCTTGTTCGGGTCGTAACCGATGGACACCTGCCCGGTGCCGAACGGCCGCCCGCCCGGGATATCGATCAGCGCGGGCTTGAAGTCCTTCCACCGGTAAAAGCTGTCGACGCGCGACGCCGCGACCATCGCCCAGGGAAAGCTGCTTTCAGTGTCGTCGATGAACTCGCATTCATACAGGTTGCGGAATTCATCGTCGCTGCACTCGTCGCGCAACTCGTCGATATCGAACAGCTCCATCCCGCCGGCGATCGCGTCATGCAGCGTGAGGATATGGCACCAGCTGCGATCGGGCAGCATCGCCCCGGCACGCAGGTTGCGCTTCGAAACGTCGAACTCGCGCTGGGCGTCCTTCGACTTGCGGCGGTTCCATTCCTCGCCCGACCAGAACGCGTGCGCCTCATGCGTCGTGGTGCTGGGCGTCGAAAAATAGGTGCGCTTGTAGATCTTGTGCGTCGCCATCGCGCTGGCGACCTTCTTCAGCTCGGCGAAACCGCTGACCCAGAAGAATTCGTCGAAATAGAAATCGCCATGCTCGCCCTGTGCCGTCTGGGCATTTGTCGACAGGAAATACAGGCCGACCGGCTCTTCGCCGTCGCCCATGTCGAGCATGATCGGGTCGCCCTTCAGGTCGACGCCGGTGACCTTCTTGACCCATGCGGTAATATAGCGGCGGAAAATCAGTACCTGCCGCTTCGATGCGGACAGGAATATCTGGTTGCGCGCCTGCCCCGCAAGGAAGCCCCAGCGGATCTTCATCAACGCTTCGCGCGCGAAGTACCAGGTCGCGCCCGTCTGGCGCGATTTCAGGATCTTGCGCGTCCGCTGGTCGACGTTCGCGCGCCACAGATCCTGATGCTTGTAAAGATTGGCCTCGAAATCCGCCTCGAGCGCGTCCCACTGCTCTTCGGTCAGGAAATTCTTGCGCTTTTCGGCGCGCTTCGCCTTCGCCGGTTCGTCGTTTCGGCGCGCGATCTTGGGGTTAAGGTCGCCCTCTTTCCCCGTTTCCATATATTTGCGGATCCGCGCCGTCCGCTCGAGCTGGCGCATGAAAAAGTCGATCCGCTTCATCTCGCCTTCGGTTATGGCCGCGCCGCGATCCATCATTGCCGCAACCTTCACCTCGATCCGATCCTCGATGATCTGGACAGGCGCCGCGCTTCGCCAGTCGCCCCGCTTTTTCCAGCTGGCGACGGTCGGCCTGGGCAAGCCCAGCTCGCGCGCGATCGCGGTGATGTTCCACCCGCGCCAATACAGCGATCGGGCTTCGCGTTCGGGATCGCGGCCGACATCGGTCGCGTTCGGCACGTCGTCGGCCAGCTTGGAGTTGAGGGTGGCGGTCGGGCTTTGCATGGCCTGTGGCCATGCCGCGAAAATCGCCCGCTGCGCGCGCCCCTCATCCTGTAACCGGCCCCTATACAGGGGGAGGCAGTTGCAAGAGTGCCTGTTTTTCAGCCCCTAGGGTCTCATCTGCCGAAGCCGGAACCGCTCACCGACGACAGGCCGACCCCTGATCACGCCGATGGAGCTGTCCCGATGAATTTCAAGCGCACCAAGTCCTTCCTGCTCGCCACCGCCGGTTCGACGGTCGACGGCCGCAACATCGACGACAAGATGCTCGAGGAAATGGCATCGAGCTACAACCCCGCGACCTATGGGGCGCGGCTCAACATCGAACATATCCGGGGCATCACCGGCGAAAAGCCGTTCCGATCCTATGGCGACGTCGCCGAGCTGTCGATCGGTGAGGTCGAAGTCGATTTCAACGGCACCAAGGAAAATCGGAAGGCGCTCTTTGGTGTCTTCGACGTGCTCGAGGATGCGCAGCAGCTGAACGCCGCGGGGCAAAAAGTCTATCCGTCGATCGAGATCGAACCCAATTTTGGTGGCAAGGGCCACGCCTATCTGATGGGCGTCGCGCTGACCGACAGCCCCGCCTCGATCGCTACCGAACGCCTGCAGTTCAACGTCACCCGCCCCGGCGCGCTGAACGTCAGCCGCGACGTCGCCGCCGCGCTGGAATTTGCCGACGACAAGGGCGGTGTCACGCCCGAAGCCGGCGGCTTCCTGACCGCGCTGACCGGCGTGCTCGAAAAGTTCACCGGCGCCAAAAAGGACGAACCCGCACAGCAGCCTATCCACCAGCCGGCGGCGCAGCCCGGCACGATCGACATGTCGGCGCTGACCGAATTGTTCACCGGCCTGGGCAAGACGATGGACACGGCCATGCAGGCGCAGACCAACGCCCTGCGCGGCGAAATCGACCAGATTTCACTTACCGTGAAGAATCTCGCCAAGGACGTCGAAACCACCGCCGCCCCCGGCCAACAGGCGCGCCCGCCCGCAAATGGTGGGGGCAACTTCACCAAGACCGACTGCTGATCCGCCCTCGCCCGATCCCGCGCACCTGACAGAGCTAGTATCAAGGAACCAAGCCGATGCGTCCCGAAACCCGAATTGCCTTCAACGCCTATACCGCGCAGATCGCGCACCTTAACGGCATTCCGGTGGCGGAAGTCACCACCACCAAATTCGCTGTGGCCCCCGCGGTCGAGCAAAAGCTCGAAGACGTCATCCGCCACTCGCACGAATTCCTCGAGCTGATCACGATCCACCCCGTGGTCCCGCAGACCGGCGCGAAGATCGGCATCAAGGCGACGCGCACGCTGGCGGGCCGTACCAACACGGCCGCCGGCAATCGCCGCACGCCCGGGAACCCGACCGATTCGGCAGTGAAGGACACCTATTTCTGCCGGATAACCGATTTCGATTCCGCCATTCCGTACGAGCTGGCCGATGCGTGGCGCCACCGTCCGGAATTCCAGACGCTGATGCGCGACGCCATCACGCATCAGCAGGGCCTGGACCGTATCATGATCGGTTGGAACGGCACGTCGGCGGCCGTCGAAACCGACCGCGACGCCAACCCCCTTCTGCAGGACGTGAACTTCGGCTGGCTCTACAAGATCCGCACCAATGCGCCCGCACAGGTGCTGAACGATGGCGACCTGACCGTCTTCAACAATGGTGCCAACAACTCGGGCTTGAAGAAAATTTACGTCAAGGCCGGCGTCACACTCTTCGACCAGTCGCTCAACAACGGCGCGGCCGCAAAGGCCGACTATTCATCGCTAGATGCGCTGGTGCTCGACGCGAAATCGAATATCCACGAACGTCATCGCAGCCGCACCGATCTGGTCGTCATCGTCGGGCACGATCTGGTCGATGACAAATATTTCAACATCGCGCAACAGACCGGGGCGACGGCAACCGAAGTCGAAGCAACCGACCGCATCCTTCGCTCGACGAAGGCGATCGGCGGCCTGCCCGCGGTCCGCGTGCCGTTCTTCCCGGCGAACGCGATCCTGATCACGACCCTGAAAAATCTTGCGATCTACTGGCAGGAAGAAACCCGCCGCCGCCAGATCAAGGACGAACCCGCGCTCGATCAGATCGAGAACTACGAAAGCGTCAACGAGGACTACATCGTCGAGGAATATGAACTCACCTCGTTGGTAGAGAACATCGTGCTGGGCGAAGCGCCCGCGCGCCCTGCCCCGTAATACCTGCAGAGGGAGGCCTGTGAGGCCGGGGACGTCGTGACGGGCGAAACCGGAAGAGGCGATCGGAAAAGGCCGGGGGACGTCACGCCCCCGGCCACATGAAGGAGCCCCGCTCATGACCAGTCTTGCCCGCCGCCGCCGTGAAGCCGTGTTGGCGCAGCGTGCCGCAGAAGCCGCCGGCGCACCCGTCGCCGTCGGCGAAGCCCAGCCCATGCCCGAAACCGGCGAAGCCGCCAGCCAGTATAATCTGCTGCGCGCCGTGCTTCACGACAATCTCCGCAGCCTGGACGGAATTCGGTCGGTCACCGATCGCAACCCGAAAAAGATCGAGATGGCCAAGGCCTTCGACGCGTGGGTCGACGGCGCGCTCGCCGCCGGCGAACAGGGGAACGCCGCGCAGGACGAAATTCTCGTCACCATGATGATCTGGGCGATCGACTATCGCGACATCGATCGCGGCCTCGATCTCGCCGCGCACGCGATCCGGCACGGCCTTGCCCTGCCCGAACGCTACAGCCGCTCTGCCGCGACCTTCGTCGCCGATCAGGTCGCCGAGGCATGGCTGGCCGATGCAAAGGACGTCACCCGCGAACAGCTGCTGCGCACCTGGACGCTGGTCAGCGAAGCCGACATGCCCGATCAGGCAAAGGCCAAGCTGCTGAAGGCGCTGGGCCGCGCAACGGCCGCCGCCGCTGCCTCTTTCGACCCGCAGGCCGACAATGCCCCCGCCGGGGGCAAGCCCGCGCTGCTGTCGGCCGCGCAGGGGTTTTTCCAGTCGGCGGCCAAGCTGCAGAAAAATGTCGGCGTCGTGAAGGACCTCGAAGCGGTCGACCGCGAACTGAAACAGCTGGCGGAAGCCGCCGGCGCAAACGGGACCTAGGGCTCGCGCCACGGCGCTCGGGGGGCGGTGACGGTTCGGCGGGCCTGTAATGGGCAATCCGCTGCACCCGATCCCCACCCCCCGTAAATTTTGGCCGTAAAGCAAGGAAAGGCAGGTGTTTCGGTGAGCGATCTGATTTTCACGCCGCCGGCGCCTGCCTCGCCCGTCGACAGCAAGGTGACGGTCGACGGCTGGTTCCCCGACATCGACGTCAACATCCTGCGCGCGCAGACCCGCATGGGCGAAAACATCGTCCCGCACGAACGGCTGGTTTCGGCGATCGAGGGCGCGGTGCTGACCGCGCTTCGCAATCTGGCCGACTGGCGTTCGGCGCATGCCAGCGCCGGTGTCGCCGACCTCTCCGCCGTTCCCGACCAGGTGCAAATCAACGGCGAGCCCCGTCCCGTCATCCTGTGGCAACGGATCATCCGCCACTTCACAGCCGCACAGATCGCCGATGAGTTTCGCGACCTGGTCGCGACCGATCAGCAGATCCAGCGCGGCGAAGAACAAGTCGTCACCGGCGACCAGCACCGCCGATACGGACACAACGCCGTCGCCGACCTGCAGTCGATCGGCGCCGCCGTCCCCGTCCTGCGCAACAGCGTGGAACTGATCTGATGCAGGTCGCGGCCATGGACGGGGAAACGCTCGACGAACTTTGCTGGCGGTCGATCGGCCGCACCGCCGGCGTCACCGAAGCGGCGCTGGCGGCAAACCCCGGGCTTGCCGCCAGCGGCCCGCAGCTCGCCGAGGGCACGATTGTCACCTTGCCCGACGCCGTCAGCGCGGTGCCCGCGATCCGCGAGACGGTGCAGCTATGGGACTGACGAAAGGACCGAAGTCATGCGCAGCACAGCCTATCGCAGGGGGAAAGAAACGATGAAGCTGGATCCATTCTATCTGCTGGGCGCCTATGGCGTCGCCGGCGTGGCCGCCGTCGATCGCAACCCCGCCTATGCGCTGGAATTCATGTTCGCGCTCATCACGGGCGGGCTGGTCGCATTGTGCTTTTCGTTGCTGAAATCGCGCCAGCGCAAGGCGGACGGCATCGACACGTCGCTGTGGGCGATGGTCGCCCTGTTCGGGTCGACGGGCTTTGCCTTCGTCCTCGCCCCCGCGCTCGATGGGCGGGTCATTCCGCTGGTCGGCATCACCCTGACCCCGCCGCTTGCGGCCTTTCTGATTGCCGTCGGTGGCACGCCCTTCATCGAATGGCTGCTGACCGGCGAGGCCTTCGGGTTGTTCCGTCGATGGCTGGACAAGCGGGAGAAAGACGCATGAAACAGCAATATGCCGACAGCATCGCCGCCGTCCTGCGCCCGCTGGCGCCCGAAGGCAGGTTGTTCGATGCCGACGTCGCGCTGATCAACCAGCTCGCGGGTCAGTGGGATGCGCGGCGCCCGCGCGCGCATCCGCCCAAGGCGGCTCCGCCGCTCCCCGCCCAGCCGATCGAGGCGATCCGCCTGACCGCGCGCACGGCGGCGGAGCTGGTCGGACATGAGGCGATCGTGCTCGAATGGTATCTCGACAGCGAGAAGGTCGGCACGTGGGGCGTCGGCGTCACCAACAGCAGCGGCCATGGCGTCGACCGCTACAAGGACAATCCGCAGACGATCGGGCGCTGCCTCGAAATCTATCTCTGGCTTCTCAACACCAACTACATCCCCGACGTCCGCGACGCCTTCGCGGGGTGCAAGCTGACCGAAGCGCAATTCGCCGCCGCCCTGTCGTTCCATTACAACACCGGGGCGATCGAGCGAACCGATTGGGTGAAGCTGTTCAAGGCCGGCAAGATGCAGGCTGCGCGCGATTTCCTCGAAACCCATTATCTCAACGGCGGCGCCCTGACCGAACGGCGCGCCAAGGAAGCCGCGCTGTTCTTCGACGGCGAATGGTCGGGCGATGGCACCGCGCGGGTCATCCCGGTGTCGAAGCCATCTTACCAGCCCAACTTCCGCCGCGGCGAACGTGTCCAGATCCTTGGCATGCTGCAGACCCTGTTGCCCACCGGCTGACCCTTCCCCGCCGTAATCAGGAGCTTGCCATGAAAAGATTTCGAGGTTTCTTCATCCTCGCCGCGCTCTCGCTCTGCGCCTGCGCCGCACCCGCTTCGACGATCGGGGGCCTGCCGGCGGCGCCCGCCGAAATTGCCGACGCGACCGTCGTCGACGAAAAGGCGGCGCTGTCGGTCGAGATCGCGTATCAGGCGGCCGCGCTGTCGGTGAAGGCGATGGCCCAGACCAACATCATCATGGGCACGCCGGCGGAAAAGATCGCGGCGCTTGATCGTGCGGCGTACCGTGCGGTCCGGGCGGCGCGCGCGGCCTACGACGCCGGGAACGCCGACAGTTATCGCGAAGCCGAAGCCATCGCCCGCAAACATATTGCCGCCCTTCTTCGCCTCGTCACCTAAGGAACCACCGATGAACTTCGACAAGATCCTCTCGATCATCGAAACCGCCACCAACGCAGGGCCTGCCTTCTTCGAACTCGCCGAGCTGGTGATCGCCACCTTCGGCGAGGATGATCAGGCAAAGCTGCAGACGTCGTTGGCAGTCGCGCGGGCGCGGACGGACGAACTGCACGCCGAAGTGCAGGACGTGCTCGCCGACGCCGCCAAGCGCTGACGGTTCGCGGCGCGCATGAAGAAACCGGCATCCTTGCGCGCCGCGATCGCGGCGACTGTCCCGGACCTGAAGGAAAACCCGGAACGGCTGATCATGTGGATCGACCAAGGCGCGGTCGCGTCGCCGATGACGGCGTCGCTGAACTTCGCGTATAGGTATCGCCTCAACATCCTGATCCTTGGTTATGCCGGAAAACAGCCGCCGATCGCGATCGCGATCCTCTACTGGCTGCGCGTCAACCAGCCGAACCTGCTGCAGCCCGCGACCAACGCCTTCAGCTTCGAAGCCGACTTCAACGACAACAGCTCTGTCGACCTGCAGATCGAACTGCAGTTGACCGAACAGGTTGTCGGGGTTCCCGATGACGAAGGCCGCCTGACTTTCGATTTCATCGCCGAAAAGGATCCGCTGTTCGACGACGATCTTCCCTATGGCGGGCTCGACGAAGCGCCGCCGCTGTCGGAGATCTGGTTCGACGGGCGGCGCCTCGTCCCGGCTGACCCCGGATGATCGAAAACAATTTCGACCGGCTCGAAGCCTTTCTGGGCCGCTTCGTCACCGCGCTCTCCCCCCGGGAGATGCGCGGGCTCGCCAGCAAGATCGGACAATCGATCCGCCGGTCCAACGCCGCGCGCATCGCCGCGAACAAGCAACCGGACGACAGCGCGATGCAGGCCCGCCGCCCGCGCGAAGGCAAACGCCGGGGGAAAATGTTCCGCCAGCTGCGCCAGGCGCGGCTGCTGAAGGTCCGGGCGACCACCGATGGCGTGGCGGTCGGCTTCACCGGGCAGGCGCAGAAGGTCGCGAAGATCCACCATTTCGGCGAAGAGGGCGTCGTCGGGCGCACCCGCGACGGTCGGACTATCCGCGCCCGCTATGCCGCGCGCCTGCTGCTGGGCATCGGCGAAATGGACGAAGACGCCATCATGGCGGCCGTCGAAAAGCATCTGTCCCGCGAACGCTGACCCGGGCCGCAACTTTGCGGTGATGGATACGGCCCCGATACAGCGCGGCCCGCTGGCGCGCGCGCGAAACCCGTGCCTTTCATCGGCGCCATGCCCCCGATTTCATCCATCGCCACGTCGCCCGCAGTCGACCTGTCGGAACTGCCGCCGCCCGACCTGGTGCCGCAGCCGGATTTCGACACGCGCTTGAATGGCAAGCTCGACCGCCTGATCGGAAACTTCCCCGCATTCTCGGCGCTGGTCGAAAGCGATCCTGCCATCAAGCTGCTCGAATCGGACAGCTATGACGAAATGCTGCTCGCCCAGTCGTTCAACGACGCAGCGCGCCGCCTTCTGCTCGCTTTCGCCACCGACGCCATTCTCGACCATCTGGGGGTGCTGCTCGGCGTCCCACGCCTCGAGCTGACACCCGCCAATCCCGGCACCGGGGCGCCCGCGGTAATGGAAAGCGATGGCGAATTTCGCGCGCGGATCCTGCTCGCCCCGCACAGCTTCAGCGTCGCCGGCCCGGAAGGCGCTTATGTCTACCACGCCAAGTCGGCGTCCAGCGATGTGCTCGACGCATCGGCGACGTCGCCGACGCCCGGGCAGGTTGTCGTTTCGGTCCTGTCGCGCACCGGCGACGGCACCGCGCCGCCCGCTACGCTTGCCGCGGTTGAAGCCGTGCTGACGCATGACGAGGTTCGCCCACTGACCGACGAAGTCATCGTCCAGTCGGCCGACATCGTCGAATTCGGCATCGACGCCGATCTCTACCTCTACGCGGGTCCCGATCCGACGCTGATCGAGACGACGGCGGAGGCGGCACTGGCGGCATATCTGGCGAAGGCGCGCCGGCTGGGCCGCGACATTCCGCGATCGGCGATCATCGCCGCGCTGCACGTCGCCGGCGTGCAGCGCGTCGTCCTGAACCAGCCCGCCACCGACCAGATCATGACCGCGCTGCAGGCGGGCTGGTGCGCCGACATCGATATCAGCTACGCCGGCGTCGGCGAATGAGCGCCCTTCCCCCCGAACTGCTCGCGAAAAGCCTGTTGCCGCCGAACGCCACCGATGGCGAACGCGCGCTGGAAGACGCGATGCGCGCCGACATCGACCTTTCGGCGATCGGTACGCTCTGGAATCCGGCGACCTGTCCGCCCGAAGTCCTGCCTTTCCTCGCATGGGGACTGGCGATCTCGCGCTGGGACATGACGTGGAGCGAGGCGGAAAAGCGCGCGGCGGTTGCCGATGCCATCCCCTTTCACCGGCGCAAGGGCACGCGCGCGATCGTCCGCGAAGTGCTCGACCGCTTTCACCCGCTGCTGCAGGTCGCCGAATGGTGGGAAACCAGCCCGCGCGGCGACCCCCATACGTTCGAGATCCGGGCACCGGCGGCCGACATCCCGGCAAGTTTCCTCACCAGTGACACCGCCGCCGCGATCATTCGCGACGTCGCATCTGTCAAACCCGCGCGCAGTCATTTCACATTTGTCCAGTCGCTTGAGGCGCAGGCGCTGGGCTGGCTCGCCAGCGGGGCCAATCTGGCGACCTTTTCGCGGACGGCGCTTCAGGCGGAGCACGACGACGATCCGATCTGGGCGCAGCTGCTGCAGACCGAAGACGGCGAACCGCTGTCCGACGACGGCGGCGACTTTCTGGAGCATATCTGATGCCGGCACTTCAGATGCTGATCACCGACGCGGGGCTGGAGGCGATCGTCAACGCGCAGGAAGGCGGCACCGACGCGATCCTGATCGAATCGATCGGCCTGACCGACACGCCGTTCGTCATGGCGCCGACGCTGACCGCGCTGCCCGGGCAGTTCCGCGTGATCGAAACCGTGTCGGGACAGGCGGTCGCCGAAAACATCATCCACGTCGTCGCTTACGACCCGGCCCCCGTCACCTATGACGTAACCGGATTCGGCCTGTTCGATGCCGACGACGTGCTGATCGCGGTCTACAGCGCCGCCGTCGACCCGATCCTTTCCAAGGCGGAGCTGGCGACCAGCCTGTTCGCGATGGACATCGTGCTGTCGGCCGACGTCGCCGCCGTGATCGAGTTTGGCGACGCGCTCTTCCTCAATCCACCCGCGACCGAAACCGTCGCCGGCGTCGCCAGGCTGGCCAGCGACGCGCTGGCAGATGCGGGCGAAGATCACGCCACGATCATGACCCCGCTGCAGGTCAAGCGGATCGTCAACGCGGCGATCGATGCGGCGCTGCATCACAAGATCATGCTGTGGTCTGGCGCGATCGTCGACATTCCCGCGGGCTGGCACCTGTGCGACGGCACCGGCGGGACACCCGACCTGCGCGACCGCTTCGTCGTCGGCGCCGGGACCGACTATGAACCCGGCGACACCGGCGGCGCGGACCACCACACGCATGGCGGCTCTGTCGGCGGCCATGCCTTGACCGAGGCCGAACTCGCGGCTCACCGCCACCTGAATGTCATCGCCGGCGCGTCCGACAACGCGCTGACCGCGGGGACATCGCTTTCGCAGGAGCGCACGCTGGGCGGCGATACGCAATATATTCTGAACAGCGGGCTGGGAGAGCCGAACATCGGCCGTACCGGCAGCACCGGCGCCGGGCAGGAACATGATCACCCGCTGACGATCAACAACAGCGACCATCTGCCGCCCTTCTTCGCCCTCGCCTTCATCATGAAAGTCTGACCGATGGCAAAGATCAGCGCACTACCCCTCGCCGACGCCCTGACCGGCGAAGAACTGATGCCGATCGTCCAGGAGGGCGCGTCCAAAAAGCTGGACGTCGCCGAGCATCTGCGCCCCTATGAAGAGCGCGTCGACCTGATTGCCGCTTCCGCCCACGGCCTGATCAATTTCCGCGAAACGCTGGCGGAGGCGATCGATGATTTCGCGATCGATGCCTATTTCACATCGGCCGAAAGCGGCGAGCTGCGCCTGTATCGCCGCATCGCCGGCGCGCCCTTCTACACCGATCTGGGCGATGCGGCCGCGCCGGTCAGCAAGGCGCTGTTGGCAGGCGACGGCGACGAGTCGGTCGCATACAACCCGGGCGGCGCGGGATCCCGGCGCACGACGCTTCGCCAGCGCCTGCAGCGCGACGTCTGGGTCGAGGACTATTTTGCCGGGCTGGGACCGGGCGACGATTATCAGCCCGCATTCGATCGCGCGATGGACGCGGCCCGCGCGCGGGGGCGCTCGCGCGTCCGCATGGAAACGATGATCGACACGGCGTCGACGATCGCGCTGCGCAGCGGCATGTCGATCGAGGGCGACGGGACGCACTACCGCTGGGACAATGACCTGGAAGCCAACGTCTATGAAGGCGCATGGATCCGCAATGACAACGCGGCGGGCGGTCCGGTGCTTCGATACGGATCGATGCAGGACAGCCGATTGAGCGGCGTCGGCATCTTTTGCGGCGAACAGGAAGACACCGTCGCGATCAGCATCGGGTCGGACAACAACCCTTCGACGCAGGCGCTGTATTTCGAACGCTTCGTCGTGGTCGGGGCGGCGCTCGCCGTGCGATGGGGGGACGCCAACATTGCTACCCCGCTGGAGCAATGCGACGACATCACTTTTCGCGATTTTTCCTTTCACAGTTGCATCGACGGGATCCGGCTCGATGCGAACAATGTCGCCGACACCTCGCTGATAGAGCGCGGCAAGATGTACCAGATGCAGGGCCTTTGCTTCGACCTTCGCAATTGCGGCATCCTGCGCGTTTCGGAATGCCAGGCGGGCCTGCTGTATGCGCACTCGCGGATGTTCAGGATCGCCGGTCAGTCGCCCGACCAATTGTTCATCCAGCTCTGCCAGTCCGAAGGACTTGCGGGCAAGATGATCGATATCGTGGGCAACAACGATCAGGGAATGACGCATTTGAGCCGCTGCGTCATCAACCAGCCAGTCCAGTGCAATGGCATCCTCCGGGTCAAATCGGAGGGCTGCTATTTCAACTCGACGATCCACATCGATGGCTACGGGCGGTGGACGTCCGACGTCGACGTATGGGACGGCCCGCTCGAGCTGCCGCAGGTCACGATCGCGAACGGCGCACAGTTCGACGCGGTGACACAGCGGGATGCGAGCGGCCAGAACGGGCGGTGGCTGCCGCGCGGCATGAAGATCAAGCAAGCGAACCTGACCGCCGGCGGATACGAATTTATCGGCGCGGTCCGTGCGGGCATCCATGGCGAAACCTTCACCAACGCGGCCGCCCATTATTTCCCCGGCTTCTACGTCCTGCCCACGGCCGACAATGGCAAAGCCTACAAGGTCACGGCCGTCGCCGGCGCCGCAGGTGCCGAACCCGCGTGGCCTGTCGTCGTCGGCGATACGGTCGTGTCGGGGGGCGTAACCTTCCAGTGCGTCGGCGACAGCGCGCTCATGAAGGGCGTCGGGGGCATCCAGGCATGATCTTGACAATTGCATCGGAGCGGAAATGATGGCGGAGCCGACCGAAGGTCTCACCATTGCGCAGGCGCTGGCGGCGCTGCGCGACCGGCAACACGTGGCGCGCGCAGCGTGGAACCCCGAAAACTCGCAGCTGTTCCTGTATCTGAACCAGTCCGGGCGCGCCGCGGTGAAATTCGATCCCGCGACGCCGACGGGCGGCGTCGATCTGTCCGGGCTCGATCTGGGCGATCCGGCGACCGTCGCACGGATGCGGCACATCAACGGGCGCCGCGCCAATGGCTCCTCCTTTTCCGGCTGGATTGCGACCCACGCCGATATGGTCGCGACCGACTGGTATATCGTGGCGTAGCGCCCGCGCGCCCTTGTATCCGGCCCCTATACATTGCGGGCCTATGGCGTTTTTCAGGCCCGGAGCCTTTGTGCGCTCATGGCCGCGCGCGAAGACATTGCCCTCGATCCTGCCTCGCTGATCCGCGAAGGCGTCGTCGCGTCCGTCGATCTGGCGGCCGCGCGATGCACGATGCGAATAGGCGATCCCGACGAGGAAGAAATTGAAACCCCGCCGCTCCGCTGGCTGAACCTTCGCGCCGGCGCGACGCGGGTCTGGTCGCCGCCGACCCAAGGCGAAGCCGGGCTTATCCTCTGCCCTGAAGGCGAGATCGCCGTGGGGATTGTCCTGTCGGGCCTGTCCTACGCAGATTTCCCCCCCGCGGGATCCGCGCTCGAGGAAATCATCGCCTTCGGCGACGGCGCGCGCATCGCCTATGATCCCGAAGGCCACGTACTGACCGCCGAACTGCCCGGCGGATCGACCGTCAATGTCACCTGTGACCAGCTTAACCTGACCGGCGACGCCGCTATCACCGGCAATGTCGCGATCGATGGCGACCTGACCGTGACGGGCACGGTCACCGCCGAAACCGACGTCGTCGGTGGCGGAAAGAGCCTGAAGGGTCACAAGCATCTGGGCGTCACCGCCGGCGGCGGCGTGTCGGGCGTTCCGCAATGATCGGGGTCGATCGTCTCGACGGCCGCCAGCTCGACGGCAATGCCCATCTGGCGCAATCGGTCGCCGACATCCTGTCGACGCCGCTCGGCAGCCGCGTCATGCGCCGCGATTACGGATCGATGCTGCCCGAACTGCTGGCCCGCCCGGCCAATTCCGTTACCCGCCAGCTGGTCTTTGCCAGTACCGCCGTCGCGCTTGGCCGCTGGGAACCGCGGCTCAAGATCCGGCGCATCGGCGTGTCGACCGACAACAGCGACGGTTCGATGACCGTCGACCTCGATGCCGAGCGCGTCGACCTGCCCCTCGCCAACGATCGTGTTCAGCTGTCCATTCCCATTCGCGGCGGCGGCGTCGCCGTCCCTGCCCCCTGATTTTCGCAAAGGAGCCACGTCATGCACGGCATCAAGGTCAATATTCTCACAACGGGCGCCCGCGCCATCCAGCCCGTTTCCACCGCCATCATCGGCATGATAGCCACCGCAACCGCGCCGGTCGGCGCCGCCGCCGATGCGCTGAACGCGGCATTCCCGCTGAACAAGCCCGTGCTGGTCACCGACATCGCAGACGCGATCGGAAAGTCGGGCACCGGCGGCACGCTGAAACCTGCGCTCGAGGGGATTGCCGACCAGACGACGCCGATCATTGTGATCATCCGCATTGCGGAAGGCGCTGATGACGAGGAAACCGAAGAGAACATCATCGGTACGATCGGCGTCGACGGCATCGCCACCGGCATGCAGGCGCTGCTCGATGCCGAAGTGCAGCTGGGCGTGCGCCCCCGCATCCTTGGCGCGCCCGGGCTCGACACACAGGCGGTCACCGTCGCACTGGAAGTTGTCGCGAAAAAGCTGCGCGGATTCGTCTATTCGGCGGTGCCGGTGGAAACGGTCGCTGCCTCGCTCGTTTACTCGGCGGAGTTCTCGGCGGCCGAACAGATGCTGATCTGGCCGAATTTTTCGAGCGACTTCGAAGGCGACGCCGCAGCGCGCGCGCTGGGCCTGCGATCGCGCATCGATCAGGAATTCGGCCCGCACTATGCGCTGTCCAATTTCGCGGTCAATGGCGTCACCGGCATCAACAAATCGGTGCATTTCGACCTGCAGGATGCGACGACGCCCGTCGGCCTGCTCAACGACGGCAACATCACTTCGATCGTGCGTATGAACGGCTTCCGTTTCTGGGGCGTCCGTACCACCAGCGATCTGCCGCAATTCGTTTTCGAACCCGTCGTGCGCATGAATCAGTTCCTTCAGGACACGATGGCAAACGGCCTCGCGTGGGCGATCGGAAAGCCCGCCACCGTGGCGCTGTTCCGCGATATCGAGGAAACGATCGACGCCGAACTGGCCCGCCTGAAAGCGCGCGACTGGATCATCGGCGGCAAGTCGCGCATCGACCCGGCGCTGAACAGCCCGGCGCAGCTCGCCGCCGGCATCGGGACGGTCGATTACGACGTCACCTTCGCCGCGCCGCTGGAAAATCTGATCCTCAACCAGCGGATCACCGACAAATATTACAGCGGCTTCGCCGATCAGCTGAACAACTGATCGACCGCCGCGCCCCCTTAAATCGCGAAAGGAAACGGTCATGGGCCTGCCCAGCAAACTCAAGAATTTCCGCCTCTATAACGACGGCAACAGCTATCAGGGCATCGTTGGCGAATTCACCCAGCCCAAGATCGCGCTGCAGATGGAGGAATGGCGCGGCGGCGGCATGCTCGGCCCGGTCAAGATCGACATGGGCCTGCAGCTTATGGAAGCCGAATTCACCAACGGCGGCCTGGTCAAACAGGTGATGCGTCAGTTCGGTAGCACCAGCGTCGACGGCGTGCTGCTGCGCCTCGTCGGCGCCTATCAGTCCGACGACACTGGCAACGTCGACCAGGTCGAACTGGTGATGCGCGGCCGCCTCGAGGAACTGGACATGGGCAACGCCAAGGCGGGCGAGGATACCGAGCACAAGGTCAAGGTTCCGCTCTCCTATTACAAGATCGCCGTCAACGGCCGCACCGAAATCGAAATCGACATGCTCAACTCGATCTTCATCGTCGACGGCGTCGATCGCTATGCCGAGATCCGCAACGCGCTGGGCGGCTAGCCTGTTCCCGAATCCGATACCGGCCCGACAGAGCGGGGAGGGCCGGAATTGGTAGGGGGCGGCGCCTCAAAACGCCGCCCCCGTCCCTCACCCCGCCGATATTAAGGACCCCGCTCATGGGCACCGAAGCCGACACCACCTATATCATCCCCGCCGACGCCGAACCGGCGACCGTCCCCGGCGCAAAGCTGCTCGAAACCGTGACGCTGGAACAGCCCGTCATGCGCGGCGAAACCGCGATCGCCACGATCACGCTTCGCAAACCCAAGGCAGGCGAGCTGCGGAAATTGTCGCTGAAGGACATCCTGACCAGCGAGATCGACACGATCCTCGAGCTGCTGCCGCGCATCAGCGATCCGATCCTGACCGACCATGAGGTCAACGACCTGTCCCCGGGCGATCTGGCGCAGGTCGGGGGTGTCATTCGCGGTTTTTTTCTGACCCCGGCGGAGAGGGCCGGGTATCAGAAGATGATCGACGCACAGACGTAGAAGAACTGATGGCCGACATCGCCGCCATCTTTCACTGGCCGCTGTCCGACATGGCGGCGATGGACGTCATCGAAGTGATCGAATGGCGCGGCCGCGCCGTCGACCGATGGAAAAAGATGAACGAGGTTAAGGGCGGCCGATGAGCAACAAGCTCACCCTGATGGTCAACTTCCTTGGCGGCGACAAGCTGTCGGGCGCGATCCGCAACATCATCGGCACCGGCAAGACCGCCCGCCAGGTGCTGAAGGATATGGCGCGCGAAGCGACAGGCCTCGAGCGCGAGCTGGGAAAGGTCCGCCGCGAGATTGCGGGCGCCAGCGGCAACATAACCGACCTGGTCAGCCGCGAGCGGGCGCTTGAACGCCAGATCGAACAGACCAATGCCGAAATGGCGCGGCGCCGGCGGTTGATGGAGATCGACGCAAACGCCGACCAGATCCGCGCGCGTGGTCAGGAGATCATGGATCGCGGCCGCGACAATATGGCGGAGGGCGCCGTTGCGGCCGCGCCGCTGGTGCTGATGGGCCGCGCGGCGATGCAGAACGAAAAGGCGCTGGCGCTGATGGCGCAGAAGCTGGATCTGAACGACCGGCAGACGATTGCGCTGGGCAACAGCCTGCAGCGCGCGGCGCTTCAGGCAAAGCAACTGCCCGAAAACATCATCGCCGGCGCCGACTTCCTTGCTGGCAAGGGGCTGGGTTCGAAAGAGCTTGAAGCGATGATGCCCGTCGTTGGGCGTTTCGCCACCGCATGGGATGCCGATGTCGTCGACTCGGTGAAGGCCGCCCACGCGAATTTCCTTTCGCTCAAGGTCCCCCTCGACCAGACCGCACAGGCGCTGGAAATCATGGCCGTCGCCGGCAAGGAAGGCGGCTTCGAAGTCCGCGACATGGCGGCGCAGTTTCCCGTCCTGACCAGCAACCTCGCAAAGTTCGGGTCGACCGGCCTGACGGCCGTTGCCGACCTATCGGCCGCGCTGCAGGTGCTCGAGGCTAAGACCGGCGACGGGGCGACCGCCGCCAACAATCTCGACAATATGTTGAGCTTTGCGTTGAGTGGTGAGGGGATCAAGAAATTCAGCAAGGCCGGCATCGATATCGTCGCGTCGCTGAAGCAAGCGGCACGGGACGGGAAGAGCCCAATCGAAACCATCGCCCGGTTGACCAAACAGGCCACCGGCGGCGACGATATGCGGATCAGCGAGATCTTCTCCGACAAACAGGCGCGCGACGGCGTCACGGCCCTGATCCAGAGCGAAGAGCAATATCGCCAGATCCGCGACGCAGCGATGAATGCGCGGGGCATGACGGCGAAGGAATTCGACCGCATGTCGAAAGTGTCGAGCGCCAACATGACCGTACTGACCGGAAGCCTGCAGGGGCTGGCGGTGACCTTGGGAACGCACCTGTTGCCCATACTGGTCACCGGCACGCAATGGCTGACCGGTATCATCACGTCGATCGGCGAATGGGCGCAGGCGAACCCGGCGGCCGCCAGCACGATCATGACGGTCATCACCGCGCTGGTCGGCATGAAGATCGCCGTCGGCGCCCTGCAGTTCGCATTGGGCGGCCTCTTCGGACCGATAGCGACGATCTACAAAGCTTGGTCGAAGCTGTTCCCCGCCGGCCTTCTCGCATCGCGCGCCTTCGGCATGGTGGTAAAGGGCGGGATGGCTTTCGGCCGTGTCATGCTGTTCGTCGGCCGCGCCATGCTGATGAACCCGATCGGCCTGCTCGTCACCGCGATCGGCGTCGCCGCCTATCTGATCTACACCCACTGGGACAAGATCAAGGGCGCCTTCAGCGCCGGTATCGCCTATCTGGGTCAGGCGTGGGCATGGCTGAAGGGCAACGCTCGCAACATCCTGCAGCTAAGCGGCCCGATCGGTCAGGCGGCGCTGTTCATCTGGGACAATTGGGCGACGATCAAAACCGCCTTCGCCCAAGGGCTGGCCTTTGTTTCCGGGCTTGTCGGCCGATTCCTGTCGGTCGGGCGAGCGATCATCGACGGGCTGGTGTCGGGCATCACCGCAGCGCCCGGCAGGATCTGGGCGGCGCTCAAGCGGATCATCGGCGGCGCCTGGCAGAACGCGAAAGAGTTTCTGGGCATCGCCTCCCCTTCCCGCCTGTTCGCGACGATGGGCGGACATATCAGCTCGGGGCTTGCGATGGGCATCGATCGCGGCCGCCGACAGCCGCTGGGATCGATGAAGCGCCTCGCCGCCGGCGTCGCGGCCGCCGGCGCCATGTCGTTGTCGCCCTCCTATGCCGCGGCGCCGCGTGGCGGGGTAGCGGTTAGCGGTCAGGCCGTTCAGGCGCAGGCGGGGGCCGTCACGATCAACGTCTATGGCGCGCCGGGACAGGACGTGAAGGCGCTGGCCGACGAAGTCATGCGCCGCCTTGAGGCCGCAAAGGCCGTTCGCGGCCGTTCGAGCTTCGACGATGACGAATAGGATCCGGCGATGATCGAAATCCCCCCCATACTGAAATCGGTCCCCCTGCCCTTCGACAGCTGGAAGACGCGCGTCGACGCCGCCAAATATCAGGCGGGACGGCTGCAGCGCCTGGTCAAAGGCATCTTCCCCGATCCGGTGCCGGCGCCGGGGCTCGACGCGCCGAGCGCCGCGGGTCCCCGCACGCTCATGTCGTGGGGCCTGTTCGTCTTTGGCATGGAAAGCCTTGCCCCGGATGAATATCAGCGCCGCCGCAGCTGGCGCCACGCCGCCACCGAACGGTTCATGGCGCGGCCCGCGCGCCAATTTGTCGGCCCCGGCGACGACAATGTCTCGCTGCTCGGCAGCCTGATCCCCGAAATCGCGGGCAGCTTGGGCGCGATCGAGACGGTGGCGGAAATGGCGGGCACCGGCGACCCGCAACCGTTGGTCGACGGACAGGGGCGGCTGTGGGGCAATTATGTCCTGGTCAATCTCGACGAGACCGGACGCAGCATCATCGCCGGCGGCATCGCCCGCTGGGTCGACTTCGCGATAGATTTTGAGCGCGTGAGCTGATGCCCGCCAATCTTGCCGACGTCCGGCTGACCCTGTCCGATGGCACCGACCTGACCGACAAGGTCAACCCGCGCCTGATCGACCTGACCCTGACCGAAAAGCGCGGCGAGGAAGCCGACACGCTGGAAGTGACGATCCACAATCACGATCGCGCCGTCTCGCCGCCGAAAAAGGGCGCGATCCTCAACCTGTCGCTGGGCTGGAAGAGCGGCGACGACGTCACCACCGGGCTGGTCGGCAAGGGGCGGTTCAAGGTCGACGAAGTGGGCCGCGGCGGCCCGCCCGATCGCATTTCGATGCGCGCCCGCGCCGCCGACCTGGACGGCGAATATCGCACGCGAAAGGACGGGATCTGGAAGGATACGACGCTGGGCGCGATCCTGACCGAGATCGCGGGGCGCCACGGCCTCTCCCCGCGCATCCACCCCGATCTGGCAGGCAAGCCGGTCGCCGCGATCGAGCAAAAGGCAAAGAGTGACATGGCCTTCGTCCGAGATCTCGGCCGCCGCTACGACGCCGTCGCCGCGCCAAAGGGCGGCGCGCTGGTCTTCATGCCGATCGGCGCCACGACGACGGCGGGCGGCCAGCCGATCGCTGAAACCGCGCTGACCCGCGAAGAAGGCTGGGCATGGGAATTCACCACCGCGTCGCGTGAGGATTACGGCGGCGCGCAGGCGAGCTGGCGCGACGTCGACGCGGGCCGCAACCGCACGGTCAAGGTCGGCGACGGCAAGCGAAAGCGTCTGAAAAAAGTCTATGCGAGCGAGGCCGACGCGCGCGCAGCGGCACAGGGTGAAGCGAGCAAGCGCAAGCGCGGCACCTTCAAATTCACCTATGATCTGGCGCTCGGCGATCCGCAGCTCATGCCGAATTGCCGCGTCTTCCTGAAGGGCTGGGACAGCGAGATCGACCGCATAAAATGGCTGGTCGACGAAGCCGTCCACAAACTGTCATCGGGCGGCCTGACGACGTCGCTGACGCTGGAAAGCGCCTAGGCCTGCCGGCGCATCTCGGCGCCGATCCACCAAAACAACTTGCCCCATTCGTCGCGTGAAGCGTGCCCCGCCTCAATCGCGTCCGCGATCGCTTCGGCGCGCGGACGCCAGCGCGCCACACGGCGGCCGAAGAGAAACGTGGCATACAAATCGAGCGAACCCCGCTTACGGGATATCGAAGGCGTGCTTATCAGCATCATAAAGATTGCGGCCGACCGAACCCTTCAGCTTTCCGACGACGCATGTTTCAGGATCGAAAGGGCCCACGGCGAACATCGAGACGCCAGCTTGGCCCTTGTAATCAGCGGTAAATCGCAAGAGCAGATCTAGGCCCTTTCCGTCCATCTGTTCATGAGCTTCCACGCTTTCAAATCTCACTGTCCCAACGGCCTTTTGCGGCAGCGCCCGATCTACTCGCGCGATCAGCTCCATAAGCCAACGATCATGCTTTTCGCGGCATGCGTGCGTATCTTCTTCGAAAACGGTGACGTTGGCGGGCGCATCCACACCCGACTCATCGGCCTCAAGTGTCTTCTCCGGATTAGATCCGCACCCTGCCAAAAGCGCAACGGCAGCCAACGTGCCGAATATATTCCTCTGCATCCCACCCTCTAGTGCTTGCCGATCGACGCCACGACGCGCCCGATGACATACATTTCGTCATCGTGCGCGGTTTCCGGGCTGACGTTCGGATTGTCGCTCTTAATCTTGTAACTGCCATCCGGGTTCGCCCAGATGCGCTTCACCATGCCGATATCGGCAACAGCTATCGCCCAGACTTCGTCCTGTTCGTTGATCCGCTTGCGCCGCAGGTCGACGATGCCGATCGCGCCGTCCAGTAACGTCGGCTTCATCGAATCTCCCCGGACGCGAATAACAACCAGCATTTCGGGCGGTGCGTCCGTGAATTCGCGAAGCCAGTCACGCGCAAGCCAGCGGTGCTTCTCGGCAATGGCGCCATCGTCGATATAGGTGCCGCCGGCACCCAGCGTCAGGTCGATTTCTTTGATCGCTACCAAACCATGCGCCGCAAGCGCAGCGGCTTCGGCGTCTAACGGCGTCGGCCGAAACTCGCGGCGAGGCGCATGGAACTGCCCACTGGAAACTTCAGGATCGTCGGTTTCGCCGGTCAGGTATTCAGGCGTGGTCTGCAGGGCGCGCGCCAACTCAAGAAGCTTTCCCGATTCGCGCGTCTGCCCCGTGATAAGTCGGCCGATCGATGGCTGTTTCAAATCCACTATGCGCGCCAATTGGCTCTGGTTCAGACCAATGGCCTCCATTCGCTCTTCCAACCGGGAACCTATGATTTCAGCCACTTCGACGACCTATACGTAATCGAATAGCGGCGCATGCAACTTTTACGTTGCATAGATTATACGTAAATGTATAACGGCTCCTATGACTGAGCCTCTGACCCGATACGAAGCACTCATCCGCTGCCGCGACGCCGCCGGTTCCGACAGCGCGCTCGCCCGCGGCTTGAATGTTACGCAGCCGCGCGTGTGGCGCTGGGTGAACCAGTCGAAGCAAATGCCAGGGGAATATGTTCGGCTGGCCGAACGCCTCTACGGCGTCGCGAAAGAGGACCTGCGCCCCGACCTGTACCCCCGCGAAATCATGGCCGACGAAGCCGTCGAAGATCGCTTCTGCGGCATCGACCTGCGCCGCGCCGAGCGCCGCGAAGCCGAACGGCGGGTCGCCTGACCATGACCGGGGGGCTCCATCACCATCTTCATATTGGCAGCCAGTCGACCCGGCTGCCGATCCGGCCCGCTCGCCTTGGTTCATCGGCGGCGGCACCGGACTGCGAACAGGCCGCGGAGCCCATGCCCCTTCCCCCCGCTGCCGCGGCCTGTTCGCCCTTGTCATCATTCGCCCCCTGCAACGACTGCCCCGGCACCCCTGCCCGTCGTTGCTGCCTCTCCCTCGCGGCCCGGTCGGACCTCTTCGTCACCGAAGGGATCGTCGACCAGTTCGCGCTGGAACGGCTCGGCTTCAATGCCGCCAGCGATGCGATGCCGATAGCCGGTAAATTCCAGAACCTTACCGCCCCGATTGGAGAGGCCGCATGAGCAATCTATACTTGAGCGGTTATTCTCCCCGCGGCCTCAATCCGGCGCTTGATCGGCTTTCGATGGCCATCGATGGCGAGGGACAGGCAGGCGATATTCTCCGTCGTTTCGCCATTCCGGGCGGATGGGGATTGCCTGTCGCCGCCGTGGGATTTTTTGACGACGACGGCCGCCTGCAGGCGTTGGTCGCCGACTACCCGAACGGACGCCGCGCAGAAGTACGGGTCAGGGCCAAGAAAAGCGGCCGCACCTATTGGCAGTCGTCGTTCACCCGCTGGGCAGAGCCAGCATGAGCGTCCCCCGCAACATCACCCTGACGCCCGAGCAGCAGGAATTGAAGGAAGCCTGCCGCGCGCTGGTCAAGGCCTTTGGCGGACAGGACGCCGCGGCCGATTTCCTTGGCACCCGGCAACAGCGGATCAGCGATTGCTGCAGCACCAGCACCGAAGCATGGCTGCGGATCGATGAAATCGAAGCGCTCGAGGCGCGTACCGTCGACACCCCCGGCCACCCGCATGTCACCTGTCTGCTCGCCCGCCGGCGTCGCTTCGACCTCGCCGCGACGCCGCGCACGGCGGCGACGGGCCGCGACCTGCTGAAGCTCTATGCCCACCAGTCGAAAGAGAACAGCGATCTGGCCCAGACGCTGCTCGACGCGAACGCGGACGGCGACATCGAATTGCACGAGGCGGAGGCCATCGACGACGCGATCGACGACGTCATCGCCTGTGCCCTCGCCATGCGCGCCGAAGTGCGCATGATCATCCGGGAGGGGCGCCAGTGACCGACGAAGCCCCCCGCCAGGGCACGATGCGCGCGAACCGCAGCCTGATGCTGTGCCCGCACTGCAACGGCCCCTCGCTGATCCGCAACAGCGACCGCGTCACGCCGGTCGCCAAGGATCTCTACATGAACTGCCTCAACACCGACTGCGGTCATACGTGGAAGGCGCAGATCAGCATCGTCCATACACTGTCGCCCAGCGCGATGCCGGATCCCGACATCGATATCCCGATGGCGCCGCCCGAATATCAGCGGCGCAAATATCCCGGCGGCGCGCGTCAGCCCGGCGAGGATCCGGGCGACCCCGATCAGATCTCGATCTTCGATCATCTGGGCCGCGACCGAGCCGCCTGACCTCCCAACCCCGCTCAAACCCGCTCCCCGGCATTTCGCCGGCCCCCTGACTGCACCCTTTTGACGGATACCCAATGGCCCTCGCCGACGACATCATTGCCGGTCTCAAATCCACCTTCCGCTTCAAATCGCAGAAGGGGAAATGGCTGCAGCAAGGCCAGTGCCCGCAATGCGGCAAGTGGGAGCTTTTCTGTTCGGCCGACCAGCCGCGCATGGTCAAATGCGGCCGCCTGAACGAATGCGGTTGGGAAGACACCGTCCGCAACCAGCTGTCGGACCTGTTCGAAGACTGGTCGAAGCGCGCCCCGGCGAGCGAGGCCGATCCCAACGCGACGGCCGACGCCTATCTGTCGCATGAACGATTCCTCGATCTGCAGATGCTGCGCGGATCCTATGCGCAGGAAACCTATCACGATCGCAAGCGCAACCTGACCACGGCCACCGTTCGCTTTCCACTGGCGAACGGCAGCTGGTGGGAACGGCTGATCGACCGCCCGGGCCGCTTCGACAAAAAGGCGCGGTTCCGCTGGATCGATCCGGAGCTGGCAAAGACCAACCCCGACGAAGGGCGCTGGGGCGGCCATTGGTGGCAGGGTCCGACCGTTTCATGGGACATGCTGGCGGCGGCCGACGAGATCTGGCTGGTCGAAGGGATCTTCGACGCCACCGCGCTGGTCCAGGCGGGCATCCTCGCCGTCAGCCTGATGACGGTGGGCAACTGGCCCGAGGAATCGCTGGCGCAGCTGCTGCGCGTCATCGCCGAAAAGAACCCGAAGCATCGCCCGCGCCTTGTTTTTGCCCTCGATGTCGGCGCCGCCGGTGTCAGCTACACGCGCAAATTCGTCCGCATGGCGCGCCTCGAAGGCTGGGAAGCGACGGCCGCACAGGTCCGCCCCGATGGCGAAGGGTCGAAGCTCGACTGGAACGACCTGTTGATCCGCCATCTCGACTGGAAGGGCGACCCCGACCGCGCACCCTACTCGCGGGTCATGATCGACGAATATCTGTGGAATGGCGCCGTCACGATCGCCGAGAGCGCGCGCGACAAGGCCAAGCTGATCCATAATCACCGTGGCCTGTCGAACTTCACCTTTCGCTTCGACAATCGCACTTGGGCGGCGAAGATCACCTATGAGGGCGACGACGGCGACAAGCGCCAGCGGCTCGACGTCGATGAGATCGCGAACTGCGCCTTCCGGATCCTCTACATGGAGCGCGACGAAACGCTCGATGAAACCAACTTCTTCCTTCAGATCGACTTCCCGGAAAAGCACCGGCAGACCGTAAAGGCGCGCTTCAGCAGCAATGCCTGCGCCGCCGGCGGCGAATTCAAGAAACGGTTGATGGCCTTCGCCGGTGGCTGGTCGGGCACGCCCGAACAGCTCGACCGCCTGATGCGGCAGCAGACCAAAAGCATCAAGATCGTCGAGCCGCTGCCCTTCACCGGATATTCCGAAGCGCACGGCGCATGGGTGTTCGGTGACGTCGCCGTCCGCGACGGCCGCCTCGTCAAGATCAACAGCGAGAAATATTTCGACTTCGGCAAGGCGGCGGTGAAGCTGCGCACTCCCGAACGCATTCTGTCGATCAATTACAATCCCGACGTCCGCGACTTTCCGTGGATGAAGGATTTATGGGGCGCGTGGGGCGTGCGCGGCTATGCCACCCTCGCCTTCTTCGTCATGTCGCTCTTCGCGGTACAGATCCGCAACCGTCACGACTCGCTCGGCTTCCTCGAAATTACGGGCGATCCCGGGTCGGGCAAGACCACGATCATCACCTTCATGTGGAAGCTGCTGGGCCGCAAGAAATACGAAGGCTTCGATCCGAACAAGGGTTCGATCGCCGGCGTCGCCCGCAACTTCGTCAAGGTGTCGAACCTTCCGGTCGGCCTGATCGAGGGCAACCGAGACACCGAACGCACCGCCCATCGCCGCCAGTTCGATTGGACCGAGCTGCTGACCCTCTTCAACGGCCGCTCGCCGCGCGTCACCGGCGCCCGCACCGGCGGCGCCGAAACCGTCGAGCCGCCCTTCTTGGGCTCGATCTACCTGATGCAGAACCAGCGTATCGACAGCATCCCCGCGGTGATCGAGCGCCTGATGTCCTTTTCGATCAACAAGGAACATTGGACCGATGGCAGCCGCGCCGCTGCGCGGCGGATCCAGCAGACGCCGATCGACGATCTGTCGGGCACCGTCATCCACATCGTTCGCAACGAAAAGCGGTGGCTCGAAACCTTCTTCAAACAGGTCGACTATCACGAACGCGCGATGCCGCAGCGCACCGACGGCCTGCACAACGACCGCTGCATCCTGAACCACAGCCAGCTCGCCGCCGCGCTCGAGGCGACCGCCGAATTCATGCCGATGGATGAAGACGCGATCGGCCAAACGATCCGCTTCATCGATTCCATGGCGCTCGACCGCCAGCAAAGCTCCGGCGGCGATCATCCGCTGATCCAGTCCTTCTGGGACACCGTCGATTACCTGCTCGACATGGAAGCGCGCATGTCGCCGCCGCCCGAGGATCCGATCAATCGGCACCGCAAGCCCGACCAGCTCATCGCGATCAATCTGCCCGCGCTCGATCGCAAGGTCCGCAACGCGAACCTGACCCCGCTCAAGATCGACGAACTGAAGAAGCTGCTGCGCGAGTCCAAGCGGCGGAAATACGTCGCCGACAAGACGGTCAACGGCCCCGACGGCCGCGCCTCGCACTGCTGGATCTTCGAAAAATCCGCCGCCTCCCAAGCATCGAAAGGGGAATGACAATGACGCCTAACGCCCACATCCACGTCTGCGCCCGCTGCAAGATTGAGCACAATGGCATTGAGGCCCTGCCGCCCCCGGGGTGGGTATGGCGCGGATCCCGCCTCCACTGCGACAGCTGCGCCGGCTGTGTCGACGATCCGGTCGACGACGCCGCGCCGCGGGCGGTCGACGCTGACACCGCGCGCCAGTCGGCGCCATTCATGGTCGCATCGGCGATGATCGTCGATCTGACCTTTCCGGATCCGGCACATATCCTGATCGAGGATATTGCGCTCCCGCTGTCGCGGCATTGCCGCCTGGGCGGCCACGCCAGCCGCTTCTTCTCTTATGCGGAATACAGCGTAATTCTTAGCCGCCGCGTCCCGCCAGAAGCCGCACTGGCCGCGCTGCTGTCACAGTCGCCGAAAGCTTACATCGGCCCGGTCAATCCCGCGCTGATCAATGCCTTCCCCGGCATCGGCCATTGTCTCGCCGATGCTCGCTACCGCATCGAACGCGCCGTCGACATTGCCTTCTCCGTCGATGGCTGGCGCTGGCGCACCGAGATCGGGTCGGCACAGGTTGATCTCGACGTCGCCGAGGCGCTGCGCTTCATGCCCGAGAACGGCTTCCACTGGGGCACTGCCCGCGAAAAGAAGCCGCGCCACGTCATCGAATGCTGGTCGGCCGACGAAGCCCGCCGCCGTTTCCTCGAACGCTTCCGCGAACTCACGGCCACCGCCGTCCAGCAGGAGGCCGCGTGATGCCCAGCAAATGCCTGTCTGAAATGGACGCCTTGCTGGCGGACCGCAACACCCGGATGATCCATTCGATCTCGCTCGGCGTCGATGGCCCTGGCTTCACGCGGCCTGTGCTGGAAACCGAGAAAATCGATCCGCGCAAGAAGGGCCGCCACGCCCGCGTCGTTCCGACCTTCTGCCCCTTCTGCGGCGTGCGGTACGAGCCCGCGCCAGCACAGCCTTTGGCGCAGAGCTGATGACCTGGAACACGCCAACCGCCCAATGCGAGGGCAAGGCCGCCTATGCCACCAAGGCAGGCGCCATCACCTTTATCGACCGGATCCAGAGGCGCGGCCGCAAGAAGAGCCAGCACTACAAGCAAAAGGGTCCATCGACGGCATCGTTGCAGCCCTACCGCTGCGCGACCTGCCACCAATGGCACGTCGGCAACCCTTCGCTCGGAAAGGTCCGGAAATGATCGTTATTCGTGTCGAACTCTGGTCGGCGATCGACGGTCAAAGGACTGAACTCGCCCGGGCCATGATCCACAATACCGGCGATGCCGGCACCATCGCCGATTACGCCGGCGAAACCTATCGCGGGCGCACGGCCCACGCGCTCGATAAATCGATGCGGGGACGCCAGACCGTCCGCAACGGCATGGTGACGGGGCACCGCAAGCTGGATCTCCACGTCTGGCACCTGGTTGCAAAGATGCTTGCGTCAATGGGATACGGCAAATGAGCCGCGTCCAGGACCACAGCGACCGCGACCGCCCGATCGCCTCCGATGCGCTGACCGACAAGGAACGCGCGGTGCTGCAGCTGACCGACGCCGGCGTCGATCGCAGCGAGATCGCCGACCGCACCGGCCTGAAGCCGCACCGCGTGCGTTCGATCCAGAACAACTACGCCGATAACGGCCGCGATAGTTGGAAGGATAGCGCCCGCATCGGCAGCATGATGCTCGCCGAAGCGATCGGCCGTATGCGCTCGCGCCAGCGGTTCGTTGGATCCGCGCGATGAAACCGCCCCGGCCCAGCCGCGCCGACCAGCTGCGCGAGCATCGCGAGATCTTCGAATACGCCCGGGCGCACGGCCTGACGCTGATCGAGGCGAAAGACGCGATGGCCCGCGAACGCTGGAAAGCGGCGCGCGACCGCCTCAATGCCGTCCGCCGCTGCGGCCGCGCCCTGCCCGCGCCGGGCCAAACCACCCCCACCGAACCGAGCGCCGCGCCGATCCCGCCCGACGCCCCTTGGATGATGAGAGACTGATCATGGCTGACAACACCCCGATCGAATGGGCCGACGCGACGTGCAACGCCATCAACGGCTGCACCGTCCTCTCGCCCGGCTGCACCAACTGTTATGCGATGAAGCTGGCTGGGACGCGGCTGAAGCACCACGAAAGCCGTAAGGGCCTGACGATCGACACAAAGGCCGGTCCGGTCTGGAACGGCACCGTCCGCCTTCACGCTCCCGCCCTGCTGCAGCCTCTGTCCTGGAAGCGCCCGCGCGTCATATTCTGGAACGCCCATGGCGACACCTTCCATCCCGACGTTCCCGACGACTGGCTCTGGGAGATGTTCGAGGTCATCCAGCGGACCCCGCACCACAAGCATCTGGTACTTACGAAGCGGTCGGCGCGGATGCGCGAATTCATGGACAAGCTCACAAGGCTGCCATCCGATATCAACAGCTTCTATGGCCTTGGTCCGGAAGCGAAACTCTACCAGCCGATCCGCAACCTTTGGGTGGGCGTATCTGTCGAAGATCAGGCGCGCGCCGACGAACGCGTCCCCGACCTGCTCGCCACTATGGCGGAGGGGCGCTTCCTGTCATGTGAACCGTTGCTGGGACCCATCGATCTTTCGCGCATCAACAGCGCGGCCGACGAAGAGTGCTTTGATGGCGAAGCAGCGCGCGGACGCCTCAATGCACTGACTGGCGCCTACTATATCGAATGCCCGGAAGATGATGGCAGCTGGGTCGACTGCTGCGGCCCCGACGTCATCCAGCGAGGCTTCGACCCGACCGCCAGATGGAAAGGCAACGGCCCGATCCACGGCGTGATCGTCGGCGGCGAAAGCGGCCCCGGCGCTCGACCGATGCACCCCGAATGGGCGCGCCAGATTCGGGACGATTGCGCGACCGCCGGCGTCGACTTCCACTTCAAACAATGGGGCGCATGGGTCCCGCTCTCTGACCCCGGCGACGGCCACTGGGCGACCGATACCGGCGGTTGCATCCGCCTGACCGTTGACGGCCGCCGCGCCGACGAAGGCTATCCGATGCAGCGCGTCGGCAAAAAGCACGCGGGCCGCATCCTTGACGGCGCCACCCACGACGCCCTTCCTTGGCGGAGGGCCGCATAATGCTGATCGGCCACAACACGGTGCGCAAGCTGCGCGTCGGCAACCTCTTCTGCGGCATCGGCGCCGGCGCTAAGGGCTTTAAGGATGCCCGCCCCCGCATCGGTCATGTCGAAGCACGCTGGGAGATCGCCGGCGGGATCGACGTCGACCCCGGCGCAATCCGCAACTTCGACCGCATCACCGGCGCACGCGGCACGGTGCTGGATATGTTCGACGAAGAGCAATACCGCGCCTTTCACGGCTGCGCGCCCCCATCCAGTTGGCACGAAGCGACGGCCGTGGACATCCGGCGCGCCCACGGCGACCGCCCACTCGACGCCATGTTCATCACCGCCCCCTGCAAGGGGCTGTCAGGCCTGCTGTCGACGTCGATTTCGCTGACCGACAAGTATCAGGCGCTCAACCGCCTCACGCTGCGCGGCATCATGCTGACGCTCGAGGCGTTCAAGGATGACCCGGTCCCGATCATTCTCTTCGAGAACGTCCCCCGCATCCTGACGCGCGGCCGCCATTTCCTCGACCAGATCGAAGCCGTGCTGCGCGCCGACGGCTATGCAGTCGCGGAAACGAAGCATGATTGCGGCAAGATCGGCAATCTTGCGCAGAGCCGGAATCGCTTCCTCATGGTGGCGCGCCACATGGAGAAGGTTCCCCCCTTCCTCTATCAGCCCACTAAATATCCCCTGCGGGGTGTAGGAGAGGTTATCGGGCAGCTTCCACTGCCCGGCGACCCGCGCGCGGGCATCATGCACCGTGTGCCCTCTCTGCAGTGGAAAACATGGGTGCGGCTTGCCTTCGTTCCCGCCGGCAAGGATTGGCGCGCGCTGAACAGCTTGGCGGTCGAAAATGGCATTCTGCGCGACTATGGGATCGCTCCCGACGTCGAGCTACGCGACAATGCCCTAGGCGTGCTCGGATGGGGCGACACTGCCCCGACGATCACGTCTCAACGCGCTCCTGGTCAAGGTCGCTTTTCGGTCGCGGATCCGCGCATCGATGGCGCACAATGAAGCGCTCGGCATTCGCCCTTGGGAAGCTCCGGCCCGCGTCGTCGCCGGCGCGTCGCGATCGATGAACGGCGCTCATAACGTCGCCGATCCTCGCCCGGGCTACGGCGCGGCCACTCATTCGAAGGTGCTGGGGGTGAAATCGTGGGATGAAACCGCCGGCACGGTGACCTGGAACCCCCATCCTTCGGGCGGCGCGCATAGCGTCGCCGATCCTCGTGCGGGATATGGCGACCGTGACAGCACGCTAGGCGTGCGCCGGTGGGACAGCCCATCCGGAACCGTCCAGGCGAAGAGCGGCCCGACCAATGGCGCCTTCAGCATCGCTGACCCGCGGCCGACCCAGAACAATCAATCCTTCGGCCAGTACGGCGTCAACGATTGGGATGCGTCGACCGGAACGGTGACAGGCCAAGCGGCACCCGGTGGCGGCCCCAACAGCGTCGCCGACCCGCGACTAGGGCGGCAGGCCTATTGCAACATCTATCGCGTGGTGCCCTTCGAAGATCCCGCCGGATCGGTCACCAGTAGCCGTGATGTCGCCGTCGCGGATCCGCGCGCCAATGGAGCCTTCGCCGGCGCCGGGAAATATAAGGTTACGCCCTTCTCGGAACCCGCCGGCACGGTGATTGCCGGCAGCACCACCGGACAGGGCGCCTTTTGCGTTGCCGATCCGCGACCGACGCACGGCCCTAACGCTCACCACAACAAGATGAAGGTTGTCGACGCGGCCGATCCCGCGCCCACCGTGACGGGGTCGGATCGCGTCGGTTCCGGCGCGTTGAGCGTCGCCGACCCCCGCCCAGTCGGCCTCAATGCAGAAGGCAGAGAAGGTTACGCGACCCAAGGTCATTATGGCGTGACTGCTTGGAATGATTCAACATCGGCCGTCCCCGGCTATGCGAAATATGATCGCGGCAAATGGTCGGTTGCGGATCCCCGACCACAAGCGAGCGAGGCGATGCCTGCGCTTCCCGCCCCGAATGATCGCATGGTCGCACGGATTATTTCGCTGGATGGAACATGGCATCGCCCATTCACCACGCTCGAGCTGGCGGCGCTGCAGTCGCTGTTCGATCCCAGCGAGATTTTCGAACTCGAAGGCGGCTCCGATCAGATGAAACGCGAGTGGATCGGCAACGCCGTGCCGAGCGCTGCTGCGCGCGGCATGGCCGAAACGATCGGCGAAACGCTACTACTTGCCGACATGGGCGAAACCTTCACCCTGTCGAGCCGCGAAATCTGGGTAAAGCCGCTCGCGCTCGCCCTCGCGGTCGATCCGGTGCAGCCCTACATCGATGCGCTCGATCGCGATGGACAGGCCCAATGATGGCCGCCCTCGCCCGCACCGCCCGCCGGCAACAACGCCAGCTCGCGACGATCGCCAAAAATAACCGCATCCGCGCGCTCGCCCTCGCTGGCGCATCCCCAGAACTGATCCGCGCCGACGTCGGCCGCGGTCCCAACTACGTCCGGCGCATCGCCGGTTGGAGGCTCAAATGAACGAACATCGCGAATGGCAGCGCACGACCGCGTTGCGACGCATCGAACGGCTGCGCGAAGATCAAGGCAACGCCATCCCCGAAACCCGGCTGGCGGCCGAAGCCGCGCAATATGTCGGCTCGACAGCCGGCCAGGTGCGCGCATGGATGCGAGGTGCGAAATGAAGGCGCTCACCATCTATCAGCCGTGGGCCAGCCTGATCATGGCCGGCGCGAAACCCTATGAATTTCGCCGCTGGCGCGCGCACCGCTCGCTGATCGGTCAACGCATTGTCATCCACGCATCGGTGAAAAAGATCGATGTCCAGGAAGCATGGTCGCTTCACAAGATCCTCGAGCACCGCGACCGCGACGCGGACTTCGTTCGGTGGGCCGCTGAAACCTGCCTGATCCCAGAGAAAGCGATCCCGGTGCTCGGGTTGGCGTGGCGGCCCGGCGTGCCGCATTGCGTGAAACTGCCGCTGGGCGCCGGCCTTGGCACCGCCATCCTGGGCGAACCCCGAGACGGCATCGGGATCGCCGAAGAGTTCGGCGTCCCCCGCGCCAACGACAGCGATCGCGACGAACACGCGAACTGGGGCTGGCCCCTGACCGAAATCGAGATCTGGGCCGAACCCATCCCGATGAAGGGCGCCCAAGGCTTCTGGAACTGGCCCGAACCCAAGGACTTCGACCTGTGACAGCCCCGCCCCGCCCCATCCTCCGTTGGCACGGCGGCAAATGGCTGCTCGCCCCATGGATAATCAGCCATTTCCCGCCGCACCGCTGTTACGTGGAACCATATGGCGGCGCCTGGTCGGTCGGCTTTCGCAAGCCTCGCGCAGAAGCCGAGGTTTGGAACGATCTCGATGATGAGCTGGTCAACCTCTTCGCTGTAATGCGGGATCCGGCACAGGGCGCAGCGCTGGTCGACGCATTGCGCCTGACACCGTTCGCGCGTCGGGAATTCTTCGCGGCTTATGAAATGTCGGCCGACTCGGTCGAACGTGCGCGCCGCCTGATTATCCGCAGCTTCATGGGCCACGGGAGCGACGGTGCGAGCGGCCAGTATCGCACTGGTTTCCGCGCCAATTCCAATCGCAGCGGTTCGACGCCGGCAGTCGATTGGGTGAACCTGCCCGATAGTCTCAATCTGGCGATCGCGCGCGCGATGGGCGTCGTACTGGAAAGCCGCCCTGCTCTGCAGGTGATGCGCAGCCACGACGACGTCGACACCCTGCATTTCGTCGATCCGCCCTATTTAAAGGAAACGCGGGCAAGGGCAAATCGCCGGGCAGACAATGGCGGCGTCTATCGCCACGAATTGTCCGACGTCGACCATGCCGAGCTTCTGCAGGCGCTTCGCGACCTTCGCGGCATGGTCATCCTCTGCGGCTATCCCAGCGCGCTCTACGACGACGCGCTGGCCGATTGGCGCCGCATCGAGCGCCCTGCGCTCGCCGATGGCGCCCTGCCGCGTACCGAAGTCTTATGGATCAATCCCGCCGCCGTCAGGGCTACCGGAGCAGGGCCGCTGTTCTGCGAGGCAGCAGCGTGACTGCTACCGTTCAAATCGGCCCGCATCGCCTGTTCCTAGGCGACGCCTATTCCATCCGGGCACAGCTCGGGTGGCAGGACTGCGACTTGTTCGATCCGCCGTACAAATTTCGCGCAGAAGGTGGTGGCAAATACCGCAAAGCTCGCGAAGGAATGAAGCAGATCCAGAGCGAAAATCTGCACAAGGATTTCGATCACTCGATCATCAACCCGCTGCTGTGCGGCGCCGTCGTCGTTTTCGCCCATAATGATCAGCTGCCGAAGCTGCTGCCGCTGCTCGCCGGCAGTTTCCATCGGCACGCTCTATGCGTCTGGCAGAAGACGAACCCGCAGCCCGTCGCCAACAAGCACTACAGGCCGGATCTAGAATTCTATATCCACGCCTGGTCGCGGGGCTTCCATCCGGCGGGCGAACTGGCCGACAAGCTGCGCCACTCGCGCATATCGTCGCCTCGAGGCGCGGCGAAATTCGGCCACGCGACCCGCAAGCCCGACGCGCTGATGGACAAGATCGTTCTGAACGCCGGCGGAAAAACGATCTGCGACGCCTTCATGGGCACAGGCTCGACCGGCGTCGCCGCGGTCCGCGCGGGTAGGATTTTCACCGGCATCGAGCACAACCCCAAGCATTTCGAAACCGCCGTCCGCCGTATCAACGCCGCCTATCAGGAACGCGCTGCAGCGTGAGCCAACCGGGCCGCCTTGACCCTGATCTCCTATCTTTCGTACGGGCACTTGCCCGCGCGACCGCGGCGCGCGACATTGCCGCTTCCCGCTCAACCACGAATCGGCGCCATGCGAACCGTCATTTACGCCCGCTTCTCAAGCAACCTTCAGAATAGCCGTTCGATCGATGATCAGGTCGCGGTGTGCCGGGAACGGTGTGAAGCCGAAGGCTGGCAGATCATCGACGTCTTTCGCGACTATGCGATCGGCGGCGGCGCCGGCGTCGACGAAACGCAGCGCCCCGGCATGTTCGACATGCTCGAGCTGGTCGAACGCGGCGGCATTGATCAGGTGCTCGCCGACAGCACGAGCCGCATCGCGCGCAACCAAGGCGACGCTCACCATATCCGAGAACGCATCAATTTCGCCGGCGCGCGCATCTTCACCCTCGCTGATGGCGAAATCAACGCGCTGACGGGCGGAATTAAGGGACTGCTCGACGAACAGCAGCGCAAGGATCTCGGGCACAACATCCGCCGCGCCCAGCGCGGTCGCGCGAACCAAGGGCTATCCCCCGCCGGCATCGCCTACGGCTATCGCAAGGTGCTTCAATTCGACGAACGCGGACGAGCAATCAACGGGCTGCGCGAAATCGACCCCGACACTGCGCCCGTCGTCGAGCGGATCTTCACCGAATATGCCACGGGCCGATCGGCGCGCCAGATCGCCGAGGATCTGAACAGGGACGGCATCGCTCCGCCGAGCGGCCAATTCTGGCAGGTCAATACGCTCGCCGGAAGCAGGACGCGGCAGGACGGAATCCTGCGCAACTGGCTCTACAATGGCCAGCTTGTCGTAGGCCGAACGCAAAAGCTGATTGACCCGCGCACCCGGAAAACCCGCATCCGCCCGCGGCCGCGCGAAGAATGGTCGTTCAACGCGGTGCCGCACCTTCAGATCGTCGACGATGATCTGTGGCAGGCGGTAGAGCAGCAGTTCGCCAAATTCTCCGATCGGCCTCGCGAACAGGCGCGACGCCCTGCGAAGCTGCTGTCTAAGCTTTGCGTCTGCGGAGAGTGCGGCAATTCCTATACGATCGTTCGCAAGACCCGTTGGGGATGCCGCGGCTTCCGCCAGGGCGGGCCTTCCGTCTGCTCGAATAGTCGGACGATCGACAACGTCGACCTCGAGCGGCGCGCCATCAATGGCCTGACCGAGCAGCTGCTCGATCCCGACATGGTGTCGGCCTTCGTCCGCGAATATCACAACGACTATACCCGCCGCGCCGGCGAGATCACGGGACGCGAAGCCGCGATCCGCGCCGAGCTGTCCGAAAGTGAAGCGCGAATCGCGCGCTTGGTTGCGGCGATCGCAGATGGCGGCGGCGCGTTCGCCGAGATCCGGCAGGCCCTCGCCGGAGCGACGGCCGAACGCGATGCCCTGCAGGGTGAGCTTGCGGATCTGGATACCTTGCCCGTCGTGGCGCTGCACCCCCAGATCGCAGAGAGATATCGCGCCATGGTACGCGACCTCGCTACCGCGATGGACAATCCCGAAGCTTTGAAAGTCGCCGCGCCCGAACTGCGCGCACTGATCGACACGATCCTGATCACGCCCGCAAAGGCACCGAAAGGCGTCGATATTCAGATAGTCGGCCGCCTCGCCAACATGATTGCGATGGCCACTGGCGCCCCGATGAACACCGCCGCACCCGCAGGTACGCTAACGATGGAGCGGGTAGCGGGAATCGAACCCGCCTAG